AAGGAATTTTTTTATGAATATTAAATTTAAAGATAAGAATACAGAATTAAAAATGAATAGTATTTTAAATTGTATTTCTCAAGCAAATGAACGGTTAAATAAAAACTTTTCATATGATGACAAAGATTTAAAGGCTTTATCAGAAGTTTTTAATATACCAAAATCAGACGTAAAAATAATATATGATAATTTTATTATTAATAGCTTTTACATTAATTAATAACTAATAAGGAATTTTTTTATGTTGAATAAATGGGATAGTTTTATTATTACGAAAAGAAAAAAAAGAAACTGCTGTATTTTATTTTTTTTATTAGGTATTATTTTTTCTAATATAGTTTTTTTAGTTTTTTAGTTTTTTTTAAAAATTATTAGTTTTTTTCCTTTTTAAAGCTAATGATTTTATTAGAGGGTTTAAACGCCCTCTATTTTTTTATCTATTTTTTGATAAGTAAAATAAATCAAAGAAAGTTGACATTATTATATTTTTGTTTATTATGGAGCTGTAACAAAATTTTAATTTTAAAAAGGAATATTAAAATGGCTTTTTATATAACACCTAGCGATTCAGATTTGATTCAGATTTTAGTAAATGATACTTATGCCAATTGGAGTTATGAAGGTGCAAGGGCTTTGATTGAGTATTTTAATGATTTTGAAGGGCAAGAGGAATTAATGCGTTTTGATTCTGTTGCATTAAGATGCGATTTTTCAGAATATAAAACAATTGAGGAAATTTTAGAAAATTATGATTCTATTGAATCGCTTGAGGAATTAGAGGATAACACTATTGTTATTCCTTTCAAAGGCGGTTATATCATTCAAGATTTTTAAAAGGGGAATAAAATGAGAAAATTAAATAATACACAAAAGAAAATGATTGATAATTTTATAAAAAACAATCGTTCTGCTCCAAATTTTTTACCATGTAGCATCATTGACGCTAGCGGTGAAATTGAAAATAAAAATAATTATGAGTCAGTTTGGAGTGATATAGAGCGTTATTATTCTGATAATGCTAAACCTCAAAAACTTACAACATGGAGTTTATAAAATGAAAAATGAAACGTATGCAGAATTAGATAAAAGATTAATAAGACGCGATATTATACTGTTGACCATTGCTTTTATATTGCCTTTTGGCTTTCCTATTGTCTTATATTGGCTGTATTAGTAGCAATGATTAAGAAGCCCCTAACGGGGCTTTTTTTTGGTATTCATAAAAATTCCTAATCACCAAAATAAAATAAACCCCCATAAAGCTATCTATAAACAGCGTCAAAGCAAATTGACGTTATCGGATAGGATAGCATTAAAAACTAAATAAAAGCCGTTAGAAGGCGATTGTGTACGTTTGTCCTGGAATGCCTACTGTTAAAGGCTTTTAGAGCCTTAATAAATAATTACTTTGTTTAAACAAAGAAAGTTGACACATTTATAATAAAAGTGTTTATAATGGTTGACATGCAAGGGGGCTTTTCCGCTTGCCTATTTTAAAAAGGAAAATAAAATGAATACAAACAAAATACAAGGGCTTTTTATTACAGAAGACCAAGCATATGATTTGGCTTGCCATAATGAGTTTATATCAGCAACACCATACAATTTAGCCATTATGCAAATTCGTAACCATTGGAGTTCAATCAGACAGGAAGAACTTTATACCCCTGTAATTGAATTTAAAGTTCGCAGTTCAAAAACTAATAGAAATAAAAAATTCTGGACAGATAATGAAATTGTTTGGACTAAAGGAATTGTTGGTTGGTGTACTGTGAAATCGCATATTAATTCACAGCATAATAACGCTGAATATGATGTACGTTCAGCATTAATTAAATTAGGGTTGGCGTAAGTCAACATTAAAAAGGAAAATATAAAATGAAAATCAAGCCCCAAATCAGGGGCTTTTTTATTGCCTGAAATATATGTAAATCAGTTACATGGTATCAACTAATAAAGTATAATCCGATTCATGGGCATAATTCCGCCTATATACTCCCAAATCTATTTAAACACTATTTAAACGCTATTTAAGAGCCTATTAAAAGGCTTTAATAGTATGACCTCAAAGAATAATACAATCGCTTACAACGGCTTAAAATCAACGGGTTAGGATTAACGGGGAGATATTTAGCGTACAATATAAGATAAAATAGGTATAAAAGGCTATTGTAGCCCCCTACAAGGCTCATGGTGAAGACTTTGTAAGTATTTGATAGGATAGCCTCAAAAGAATATATAATCGCTCTATGAGCTTTAAAATGGATTGATAGAAAGTTATCAACAGCCAAAAGGAATAAGAGTTTAAACAATGAATAATAATAGTAATGAAATCAATGAGTTAGATAGTAATGACCAGGAGTTATCCACAGATAAGCCTAGCATATCAGCTCAAGAGCCAGTCATAGCAAGGGATTCGGAAGTTGTGCCTAAAAGAAAGGCAGGTAGACCCCGACATCTTGTTTTAGCGACCACCCAGAATGAGGTCTATGAATTATCTAAAGTAGGTACTAGGCATGAAGATATCGCCACTCTAATCGGTGTATCTCATGACACGTTGACAAAGTATTATAAGAAGCAGCTAGACAGAGGTAGAATAGAAGCTAACGCAGCAGTAGCTGGAACAATGTATTCTAAAGCAATGACAGGTGATGTTGGTGCAATGATGTTCTGGTTAAAGACTCAAGCACAGTGGAGTGAAAAAAATACCACAGAGTTAACTGGAGAAGGGGGTAGCCCTATTAACATCAAAGTTATTACGGGTATAGATTAAAAACCCCATTTCCAAATTTTTGCGATATATTTTTTAGACCTTTTTATACTCTTCTATACTCTACTCTACTCTTCTCTAGTATATACCAAGACTATACACTGTATATACACTGTATATACCAACTCGCAAACACTGATAAACACAGGGAATTACTATGAACGAAGAAGCTTTAAGACAACTTATTCAACAAATAACAGGTATGCGAAATAATGCTCCTGTTGGTGGTGTAGGGAACGTATCTAATAACGAATTAGCAAGATTCCAAGAAGCTCAAAGAAATAACTATATGAATGAAATAATGGGTATGAGAAATAATGCTCCCACAGGTGGAATAGGCAATATATCTCAAGCAGAGTTACTACGATTGATTACCAGTCCATCGCAAGTAAGTTCTGGTGACCCAGACGGAATGACCGCACCTCCTATGCAATTATCTCCTGAAGAGATAGCAGCAAGACAAGCAGCTTATAATCAACAACAAATGATGCAGCAACTAAATGGTGAGCAAATGCAGCAACGTGATGATTCTTTATTTGACCAAATGGTAAGACAAAGGATGGGAAGATAACTATAATGTGGTCCTGTCATATATACTGGGGATTCGGATTTGGCTTTGAGTTTTATGAGGCAGAACTAGAGTTTGAAGACGGTTCAAAAGACCCGATATCATATCTTTTAATTAACATCGGACCAATAAGGATACAACGTGGAGAGTACATCTGAACAAGAGCCAAAAGCTCACGAGGATAAACTTGAAGAATTAAGAAGATGGTTTGAAGCAATAGGAGATTGTGTATGAGTTTATACGAAAACATGAACAAACGAAAAAAAGCAGGCACTAGCAGAACTAAAAAGAAGTCTACTATTACCAAAGCTGCTTACGCTAACATGAAAGCAGGTTTCCCTAAAAAGAAAAAGAAGAAAGCATAATGAAAGGCGTAAAACATTATACTAAAGATGGCAAAGAGTGGAAGGGAAATACACACAAAATGCCTAATGGTAGTTTGCATACAAATAAAACGCATACTCCTACTTCGCAAAAATTAGTGCATTATAAAGATTTATCTAAAAAAGTTAAGGCTAAAAATAATGGCAATTAAAAAAGGTAGTGAAACATTTAGTGGGTATAATAAACCTAAACGTACACCTGGACACAAAACAAAGTCACACGCGGTACTAGCAAAAGAAGGCAGTAAAGAAAAACTCATTAGGTTTGGTCAGCAAGGAGTATCAGGTGATAAAAAGAAAACACCAAGAAGCGACTCATTTAAAGCAAGGCACGCAAAAAACATATCAAAGGGAAAAATGTCGGCAGCCTATTGGGCTAACAAGGTAAAATGGTAGATAAAGAGTCTATTAACAAAAAGACTAGAGAAAGATTAAAAATCTGGAGGGCAAACAATCCAGAAAAAATACGCAATAAAAACTATCAAGATAGATACGGCATCTCATTAGACGAATATGAGGTTATGCTTAAAAAACAAAAAGAACGATGCTTCTTATGCAAGACACATAATAACGATAGCAAACTTTTTGTAGACCATTGCCACACAACAAAAAAAGTACGGAAGCTATTATGCCAGCATTGTAATAGTGGGTTAGGTTACTTTAAAGACAATAAAAAAATACTAAAAAAAGCAATAGACTATTTAATAAAATATTAATCAGGAGCGATGACCCGAAAGGAGTCGCATAAGTATGGCACAAAAACAAATAAGTACTGGCTATAAAGCTAGAGAGCCACAAAAGAAAATACATCAGTTAGTAAAAGAGAATAGATTTACTGTAGTGGTAGCCCATCGTAGAATGGGTAAGACAGTCTGTGCGATAAATCAACTTATACACAGTGCATTAAATTGTGAGAAACCAAATCCAAGATTTGCTTACATAGCACCAACGTATAACCAATCAAAGAGAATCGCATGGGACTATCTTCTTGAGTACACAAGACCGTTAGGCGGTAAGGCTAACATTGCAGAATTAAGAGTAGACTTCATGGGTAAACGTATCAGTTTATATGGTGCAGATAACCCTGATAGTTTGCGTGGTATCTATTTAGATGGCTGTGTGCTAGATGAAATAGGTAACATTAACCCTACATTATTTACTGAAATTGTAAGACCAGCATTGTCTGATAGATTAGGCTACTGTGTAGCAATGGGAACGCCTAAAGGGCAGAACCATTTTAAAGACTTGCGTGATAGAGGTATGCGAGAGGAAGGTTGGAAGCTGTTAGAGTTTAAATCTTCTGAAACAAACATACTCCATCCAGACGAATTAAAATCGGCTCGTGCCGAGATGGGTGAAGACAAGTACCAACAAGAATTTGAGTGTAGCTTTAATGCTCCAGTAGAGGGTGCATATTACTCTTCTATTATAAACGATTTAGACGAAAAAAAACAGATTATAGATATCCCTAAAGACGAACTAGCAAGAACATATACTGGCTGGGATTTAGGTATGTCAGACTCTACTAGCATATGGGTTGCACAAGTAGTTAACAAAGAAATACGCCTAATAGACTTTACTGAAAATCATGGTGTAGGTCTTGATTACTATGTTAACTGGCTGCGAGAACATGACTATATGCACGCCACGCACATATTGCCGCACGATGTAGCGGTAAGAGAACTGGGTACAGGTAAGTCCAGAAAAGAAATGTTAGAAGACGCAGGTTTAAACATTACTATCGCTACTAAACTGTCGGTAATGGATGGTATAGCAGCGGCTAGAAGAATATTACCGCGTTGCTGGTTTGATACAGATAAAACAAAGATTGGGTTAGATGCTTTGCGTAATTACCGCAGAGTGTTTGATGAAAAAAGAAACGTATTTCATGACAGACCTTTCCATGACTGGGCATCTCACGCAAGTGATGCGTTCAGATACTTGGCTGTAGGTATGGATGAATCACCTATGGAAGCATGGTCTAAACCCCTTGAAGTCAACACAAAATGGATAGTATAAATGGCATATGAAAATAGCAGTATGAAATCTAATGCAGATTCAGATGATAACAGAACATTAGTTAATCTTATTGGGTCGCAAATTGATGACTCGTTAGGATTCATTCAAACTGAAACCAGCTATGAGCGTCAAACAGCTCTGGAGTATTACTTACGTGAGCCGTATGGTAACGAAGTAGAAGGCAGAAGCCAGATTGTTACAGGTGAGGTAGCTGAAGTAGTAGACGGTGCTTTACCACAGATTATGAAAGTGTTTACTTCATCTTCCAAAGCGGTAGAGTTTGAACCTGTTAATGAGGGCGATGGTGCTTTAGCAGAGCAAATGACAGCGTATGCTAATCACATATTCTACAAAGACAACAATGGCTTTGAGATTATGCACGATTGGTTTAAAGATGGATTGCTACAAAAAGTAGGCGTAGTAAAAGCTTACTGGAATGACAAGAAAGACATTACTAAAGAAAAATATTACAACTTAACTGAAGATGAACTTGCAATGATTATGCAAGACGAAGAGGTTGAGATTGTAGAGCAGGAAGAAGTAGAGGAAGTTATAGAGCAAGAACCACAACCAATGATAGACCCACAAACAGGTCAGCCTGTAGCAGACGAAATGGGTATGCCATTGATGATGGAAGTGCCTCCTATTGTTAACATCTACTACAACGTAAAATGCAAACGTACTAAAGACTTTTCTAAAGTTAAAATAGAAACTATTGCTCCAGAAGAGTTCCTCATAGACAAAAGAGCTACAACTATTGAAGACGCAACCTTTGTAGCACACCGTAGTTTAGTTACTCGCTCTGATTTAATTGCTATGGGTTATGACCCTAAAGTAGTAGAAACATTATCTATTGGTGATACATTAGACTTTACTCCAGAAAGAATCGCACGTTATGGTAGAGGCGAAGAACCTATGAATACCAATGATACTAACGATGAGTCTATGGAGTTAGTAGAGTATTACGAATGTTACTTGCGTACAGATTTAGATAAAGACGGTATTGCTGAACTACACAGAGTTTGCTATGCAGACAATCACAATGATGTGCCGGTTCCGGGCGAACCATTGCACACCCAAATGCTTGAAAACGGCTCTATGATCATCGAAGCGAAA